TTCGTTAACGATAGTTTCGGTTGAACTGTCGGCAGACACTTTCTTATTGCCCGTGATTGTTTCTGTTTTGTCACCACCTATAGTTTCTGTTACAGTTCTGGCATCAATGCATTTTTCGTTAACGATAGTTTCGGTTGAACTGTCGGCAGACACTTTCTTATTGCCCGTGGTTGTTTCCGTCTTGTTGCCGCCTACGGTTTCGGTCAGGTCGCCGTTAACGTTGGTTGCTTTGTAACCTGTTAATTTCTTCTGTTCTGATTGCGTGTAAACCTCAACCGTATTATTAACACCGTTATCTGTGTACGCCTTTAAGCTCTGTTCATTCCACATTTTAACAATGTTGTTGCTACCGTTAATTAACACGGCGTTAGGGCTTGCGCCGTAACATTTAAGATGTTCAAGAATGGACTTCGACACGTCCATAACAACAAAGTTCTTACCGACAAGTGCGGAAACACTTTTAAAGATAAGGTTGTTGCCCTGTACAATTCCCTCACCCTTTAATATAAGCGCATTTTCTACGGCGTGTCTAAAAATAATGTCATTTAACTGTAAGTCGTCATTAACGGTAATGTTTAACAGATCGTAACCATCTGTTAACAGACAGTTAGTAATGATAGCGGAATTAACGGAAATAGTAAACAAGTTAACGTTGTTAACCTGAATATCCATGTTACCATCAAAACCTAATCCTGTTAAACTCATTTCATCGATAGTACCAGTAAAAAGCGGTTTCGTTGCTCCACCTTTCATGACGATACGTGTTGTATATCTGTCCTGTCCAAAGAGCGTTACCTTTTCGTTGAGAGTAAGGGGTTGTGTTAAGTAAGCCCCAGATGGAAAATAAACTGCCATACCTCCATTCTGATAGGCGTAATCAATACAGCCCTGAATGGCTTCGGTATCATCTGCTGACCCATCACCTACTGCCGGAGTAAGTCCTTTTGGAGGGAACTTAACGTTAAGCATATAGTTAGCTAAGACTTCTGATAATACCTTTTCAATCTCTCCACTAGAGATATACTCCTTAATTAACTGCATAATGTAGTCAGGAAGAAGATTGTTATTCTCTACCATTTCATTAAGAATTTTTGTCACCTTACCTAATAATTCCATGTAAGACAGAGAATCGTCATACACAAGAGGTAAGATGTGCTGAACCCAATAATGCAGGGGTTTTACTTCTGTGAAACTTCCAATCATAATGTGGCCTCCTTTACCATAAGTTCATGAATAGATCGCTCAAATCATTGATGATAAGCATATCTATATTTAGGAATGTTTCCCTAAATTCGTTAAGTAACTTTGAGTAGGATACTCCACTTGTTTTTCCTGTAACGTGCTCGATGTAATCATCGATGGAGTTAAGGTTCTTATTGGTGTTCTGCGTGGCTACCCTATTTTCTTTGTCAGTATTAGTTGTATTTACAGTTTCGTTCTGCGAGGTTCTTCCGTCGCTAGTGGTGTCAGACGTTGCGTCCGTTTCCGTTGTTGTATTACCTGTATTGTTTTCATTGATATCATCACTACCGCTTACAATAGTTTTGCTTGCGTTAGTGTCGTCCACTATTCGTGCTTCGCTCATGTAGGTATCATTCTTTAAACCATCTAAAGCACCTTGTGGAGTGTCAGAGAATTTGTCAATGTGCGAAACTGTGGTAGTTACATCTGTGGTATCTCCGTTTGTGCCATGTGCTGTTTTCTGGTTTGAGATATCCTGATTGGCAGTTCCATGATCTGTAGTTAATGATGTGTCATGTGTAGTACCCGTTTTGTTTGCGGTAGTATCAAGTGTGCCGTTCCGGTTGGTATCTGATTCCTGTGAACCAGTTTCTTTGATATCCTCCAAGCGCTTTAACTGATGGTCTCTTGTTAAGTCTACGTCATACATCGGATTGAATGAGATTAACTCCGATTTATAAAGCTGATTGTAATACGGCATGATCTCGTTAAGTTTAGTATCCAGAAACAATTTCCACAAGCCGACTGTTTCAAGACCGATCTCACGCGTGTAATAATGTTTGAGGATTTTCTTTTCAAGAATAGGTCTGTACGCCTCGTCAAAGATCGGGAAATCAAAGTTGAATACTTTTGGTAATGCTGTGTTAATCACATCGTTCACTCCCAAGTAACCTACCGATGATACAAGCCCTGCCGCCTCTTCACAGATGAAGCGTACTTCTGTGGTGTATTTACTCATACTGTGTATCCTCCTTTTCCTCGTCCTCGGCTTCATCAAAGTACTTCACTTTGTTTTCCTCACGGAAATCTACAGTGATGTTAGTTCCGAACATTGCATTAATCTGATCTGCCGCTTTCCTCCGTGCGTTTAACCTACAGAATCTTTGCGCTTCTACGCCTCCAAGATTGCTTGTGATCTCATCTGTAACAAGGCGTTCTTTCTTTTCTGTGTTGCTGTTCTCGATTCCCAGATAGGTTAATGCTTCATTCCATATCTGCCGCTTAAGTATGTTAAGCTTATCAGCTACATATGGAGCGTCAAGCCTCAACACGTTAAGTGCGTTCACACTGAGTTTATCATCACCATAGATGAAGGGTTCGTTGCCGTCATACTGCATCATAAGATTTTTAAGAGTTAATCTCTGCGCTTCTGAGCCGATCACCATGACAGGTGTTTTCTGTGCATTAACATTAACGTCGATGGTTCTTTCGATGTTGTACAGTCTGCGTGCATACATTTCGATATCTAGCATACTGTTAGTGTGAGTATAGTTGTTAAAGATAATGACACTGTTTGCAGGGTCAAGTCTTACCTGATAGCCGTTTGCGGCGTAAGCTGTACGTTCCATAGGTATTCTGTACACGTCCAGATTACCGCCAATCATTGTTTGCAAGCATAAGTCTCCGAGAATTTCATCACGGAAATAAACTGCCATGCCGTCCGAGAATAAGGTCAGTTCAAGGAATCTTTCATCTACGGTATCGGGAAGGTTCTTCCACTCGTACATATTGATTGCTAACTCTAACAGCCTATTGTAATACTGTAGATAGGTGCGGTTATTTAACAGCGCGCTTTCCCATTTTGCTTTCTTACCTCTTCCCATGTCCTCACCTCCTTAAGTTGTACTCGGTCTGTTATCGAGTGAATAGTCACCGACTTCATCGCCATTTCTCCAGAACGTCACACCATTATCATAAATCTGTCTTAACCTTGCCATGTCGTCGGCTGGCACAGAACCAGTTAAGCTTACGTTCTGGGTTTTGACATAGTTCCAGTGAGGCCGAATAACTCGGTTAGGGATTTTGACTCTATGCGTAGCGTAACCATAAACGTTGAAATAGTTGTCTATGATCTGTGCAAATTCCGCACGAATATACGCGTAGAAGAATTGGAACCCCTTAATCTGGTTTGCCATGTTAATGATAGAGCCACCACCTCCTCTTGCCTGAGGTGGAAGTGTGGACTTATCCGCCGCTGTAGCTACAAGACTTGAGATTTTCTCAAAGCCTCCCATGGCTGTGCCTCCTCCTGCTAAACCTCCGGTAGCGTACATGGCGGCCGCTCCGCCCACTGTCTGAGCGATGCCGATAGCCGCGTCATATGCAATGCGGTTCTGGTTCTGTGCGACCCATGCTTTAAAGGTATCCACTGTGAAAGCGCACTGAGGAAAGTTACCAATAGTTAGCTTCTCGTTGTAGTTGTTTGCCACTCCCTTGTAGTTTAAAGGAATAATCATGCATTCAGGCGTACAGCACATAGCACCTGTGACCTTAAAGGTACAGTTATCTGTGCTGAAATACTCGAACGGATAGTTTGCGGCTCCTCCCTCATTGTTAGTGATGTAAAGCATATTATATGGGGCTGTAAAAAGTTTGTTATTCTTAGGAATATAACCATCAATATCTGATAAGTGTTTATCCCTTTCGATTGTGAACGCCTCCGGTATGGTAGCCTGATAGTTGGCGGTGAAAGCTACCGGTAACATAAATATAGAAACGATACCATCTGCTTTGTTTTGTTCCGTAGCGTCTGCTATAAATGTGCTTGCTGATTGCCACGTGCTAAACACGTTGTAATGAAGACCGGAGTACACACCACCATACATTCCGCCCGTAGCGTCCTCTAAGTTTTCGTCAAAGGTAGCCGCCACAATAATCTGATACAATGTAAATAAGGAAGAGATTCCCAAATCTTTGTAGATGTATTCTCCCAGTTCCAAATTTTCAGGTACGAGATTGTCTCCTACCTTATCAGTAATACTCATTTCCCGTTCAACAAATGACATATTAACTGTGTAGTCAAAGTGCCATGTCTGCATAATGTCTATCTCAAATCTGACTTCTGCTGTTGTGTTGCCGATATATTCCACACTTAAGATAAAAGCATAGAACCATTTGTTTCCATAAGATGGGTTCTGGAACATGAGGTAGTTACAATCATATAGATCGTCTGCTGAACGGTTTAACGTCATGACTCCATTGTTTACCCTCTGGTACGTTTGGTTATTTAAAGCATACTTTTGTTTGCTTAAGAAATAATTAAGCTGATTGGTAGCATTACCGAAATATATCGTATTCCTATAGGTATTGTCCAGAGGGACATTTTTCAGAAGCCTTATGTTAGTGTTTGGTGCTATATACATATTACCGCCCTCGTCATAATAGATTGCCCATAAGTCACCTTCACTATCTATTCTCATTTCTCCGACGGTGAACCCAGAACCCTCGCTGTAAGTCATAACGAGATCGTCACCGTCGGTAAGAAACACATTCTGAATAGATAGAGTTAGACGCTTGGGACTGTGATAGTTGCTGTACCTGTCTTTTCTATATCAAACGTAGATGTAGCTGTTACGGTTAAACTGGCCGATGTTTCGTCTGCCCCTACAGACAGTAAACCGTTCTGGCTGATCGTACTTGACTCGCTGTTGACAGACCATACGACCGTCTTCGGTGCGAACCCTGTAGTTTCGACCACGGCGTTAAGCTGTAACATATTGCCCTTATTAACCGTAGATGTTTCAGGTGAAAGAGTAATACTGTTTATGGCAGGAGTACCCGGAACGAAAATAACAGCATTAGCAAATGGAGAACTGGAGAACGTCTTCCATGCATGGTACCAGTACTGCCAATACAGACCCTCGCCGTTGTAATCCTCAGTAAACTTGTAAAGGTTGTCAAAGATCATAAAGTAATCTTTGTCAATCAGTACAGCCGGAACCGCTTTAAGCGCTGTCTTTTCTGCCTCTGTTAAAGGAACATAACCAGCCGCCGGATCGTCTGCGAATAACTCGGCCATACGAGCCTCATCAATCTGGTCAAATCCGTCGATCTGAACACGGTGCCCCATAAATTCCACCTTATCCATGTTAAAGGCAGATGCTAAAACATTTACGTCCATGATAGCGTCGAATCTGGCGGTTGTAATAATATACTGATCGTTTTTAGGGCTGTGTGTGTAAACACCATTAAGATTGTAAGTCGGTTTGTCATACACCAGTTCGTTACTGATTGCCTTAATTTCCGTAACAACGTCACTTGCACTTTCTTTTGTGACAGCCGGAACCGTCCATGGATAAAGCTGGCCGTTAAGAATGTTCCTAGCAAGCATATATTTCATAACGTTAAACTCGTCAAGGTTATGAGCAGTATACATACTATCGACGATCTTAGCGATCAAATCAGTGATACCCTGCCATGACAGGAATGCCTGCCTTAACTGGTCGTTGCTGATTGTAGCTTTGTAAAACTTCTGATAGTTCATCGCGTGGAAGGCCGCGCGCACGTCGGGAATCTGCCGTTCCATCCATTTTGATTCCGCTACCTGAGGATTAAAGGTATGGGCTTTAGCAATGTTTACAAATACTTCCTCTACTGTCTCACCCAGTTCCATGAGGCCTTTTTTGAAAGGCGCCCACGGGTTCCAATACATTTTTGAACTGATAATAACTCTACCGATACGATTGTACAGAGCGCTTAAAAACTCGTTCTGTAACGGTTCGTAATCCATCATAATACCGCCGATCTTGCGAATGCTTTCAGTCTTGTTTGTCGCTTTCGGAATTGCCCTCTGATATTTCGCGCTGGAACCCTCCCTGATCTGGTTGAGGATTTCCACGCTATTAGCTGTAAGCTCTAAATTTTTTGGTTTAATAGCCACTGTTATCGCTCCTTTCTGTGAACAATGAATCAAATGTTTTTTCTTCGCCCTCAGACTCTAAGTCTGTGGCGTTATCGGAAACAACTTCTGCCGGAGTAGTGTCGCCTTCCTCTTTAGAAGGTGTCTGGAAGAACCTGTCTCTGTACTTCTGTCTCCATGTTTTGTCATTCTCTTCATACTTAGTTTTCCAATCTTCACCTGCTCGGCTGTCATAGTCGTTTAAGGTATCATGGAAATCCTCAATAAGAGATAAAGCCTCATCACTGGTATCGTCTCCCAGTCTAGCGCGAATAGCGCTCAGTAAATCGTCTTTCTTTCTAACTGCCATTATTTACTCCTTTCTATAATCTCTTTAATGTTTCACGTGAAACATTTTAAAACTTTCTTAAAGCGAACCATATTGGCATTGAATGTTTCCAATCTGGTTCTGGGTTTGGATTAGGAGGTGGAACTGGTGAACCCTCCCACCAATCATACCAGTAACGCGCGTAGGTCTGACGTATTGGCTGGTCAATTTCGGCAGGTCTTTCAAAATTCTTTAGGAAACAATCAGCAAGGTATTCCGGCGTTTGCGTACTAACTTTAAACTGATTGAATGATTCTGGATACTGAGCCGTAGGTATCCACTGACCGTAATTAACTGTCTCTGTGTCTATCCATAATAATTGTGCGTCTCCATCATCGTTTGCATAACCATGTGCACTAGCCCAATCAGTGAAGTTAGTAGATGGCGTCCACTGTACGAGACCCCAACCGAGTTTGGGATTAGGGTTAAGGTCTTGCCAAACCCCCGGATTAATGTGGCTCTCTACCTGCATATTGCCAAGCATACCGGAAATGGCTTCGACTGTCCAGCCACGTGCTAGTAAGTACCGGAATATAATTAATGCGTTGTTCTGCATTTCTCCCATAGATAGCCAGTAGTTTCCTTTAATCCATTCACTTTGTGCTCCTGTCCCATATCTCCAAAGCTCTAGCCAGTCGGTTGACTTAGAGGGATTAGAGTTAATAGAGACTTGCTGATCTAAAGGAACTCTGCTACTATGTGCACCCATGGTGTGATTACTATCAAAAGCCATTTCTGTATGCCCTGTGCGTATTAACACGTCACCAGCTTTCCAAGGCTGTGTGGTCGGCATTTTCGTGAATCCTAACAGGCTTAAACATCGTGCCATAGTTCCAGTAGTAAAAGGCCAAGTGTCTCCACCATTAGCCCTAACCACATCAAATCCTCCAGCCATTAACGCATACCATATAAATGACGAACAATCATAATATGTTATCCCGTTTACCGTGCGCTGATTGCGATATGCTTGACTATAACCGATATTCGGAGCGTTGCATTTCTCTATAGCCCATTCATAAGCTGTCTGAATACTTGCCATAGTACTAACCTCCATACCTATTAAGAATAGGAAGCAAATCATTAACGCATTTCTGAACTTCTTCCGCATTGTAGCCTGCCTTTTTTAATCTCTGTTTCCTGTCCTCACCGTTTCCGAACTGCCCTGCTATTACCAAAAAGGATACGCTCACCGTCTCTGGTAAATTAAATGCTGTGACTGTCATTTCTAATCCTCCCTCCCTAACCTCTCTGTCAGCTTTAAAAGCGCCTCCGTGTTATTGTTAAGAGATGTACTGATTTTATCCATCTCTTCCTTGTGCTGTTCGTCTGACTTAATCATACGCCAGAATAAAGCCCCACAACACACGATAGGAAATCCCAAGCTACCTACTAACTGAACTATTGTATTAACGTCCACCGCTTCACCTCCTTCATATTTCCTATATCTCATTATAACATATCGCGGAAACTTTTGGAAGAAATATGAAGAAAATGGAAAAAAGCTATTGCATTTTCTTCCAAAGTATGATATACTATTTATATCAACAAAGTTGATTAAAACAAGATAAAGAAAGGAAGTAACAAACATGGCAAAGGCAGATTTCACAAGGACCATTATCACGAACACGATCAAGGTAGCAGAGGTTAAGGTAGACAATGGAGCAGTTATTACGACAGAGTTATTACCTATCGTAAAGGTAGGCACAACAAAGCTTTCACCTGAAAAGGCTTTAAAGATTGCTAAGGCTGAGTACAAAAACGTTATGGCCGTTATAGTTCTCGAAATCGAGTCAGTAGAAGAAGTCAGAGGAATGAGTTTCGAGACCTTCATGACCTACAGCGAACCAGTTGAGAGACCAGCGTCTCAGAGATAGTAAAGCTAAACTTAAAAACAAATTTTGCTGACCTAGCGGCATGACGGGGAGATAAATCTAAAGGAGAATTTAAAATGAAAAAAGCAGGACAGGATTTCACACAGGTAGCAGAGAACGGTACACCATTTGAAAACGAGGATTACGCATTAGCAACTCCCACGCAGACAGCGGTAATTGCGATGGACGACAACAAGGACTTTGTGGCTGACTTAACCAGCCGCGAGACGACATTCTGTAGTATGGTAGCCAACACGCCAGCCGAAAAGGCATTATTATTCAAAGCGATGAACAACCCTGAAAAACGTGTAGGCGACTGTATCAACATGACGATTCAGGCAAAAGACCTTTATTGCGAGGTCGTTACATGCACCAATCAGCAGACAGGACAGAGTGACGAGTGTCCGCGTATCGTTATCATCGACAAAGATGGAACGGGCTATCAGGCTGTATCTCTCGGCGTTTACAGCGCGATCAAAAAGATCATTCAGGTATTCGGTGCACCTACATGGGAAGAGCCCCTCCCCCTCGTCGTAAAGCAGATTACCAAAGGTGATAGAAAACTGCTCACATTCGACGTTGATTTTAAATAGGTAAGAAAGGAGAATGGGCGGCGAAACAATCGCCGCCCTATTTCAATATGATTACAAGAAATGGGATTGTTTACTCATTAAAGATAAGTCCATACATTATCAGAGTGGGTGACATTACGTATTACTTCTCTAGTAAGAATCATTTAGAGAAGTTTACTGAAAAGCTTTATGAAAACCGCAATACTCTCAACACGTCTTTAAGTAGACGGTTCAGTGTTTCTGTTGAGGTTCCTACCTTATGTGATATAGTGCTTTATAGCAAGGTAGAAACAAGAGGCTTCTACATCACGTGCAAAGGGGTAGAATACACATGCCTAAACAATATAACATTAAGTGGCGCGACTCTGACACAAAAAAGTCAGCAAACGCCGTAAGGAGTTACAACGCTAAGAGAACGCGTCTTCTAAAACAAGTACCAGAGTTAGACGAATTTCTTCCTCCTAAAGCTTCTACAAAGGCAATTAGGGCAGGAGTAAAGACAAGACGAGATTTAGAGAATGAGATAAAATCCTTAAAGAGATTTCTCAAAAAAGGAGCAGAAAAACCGATCGTTACTAAAGAGGGCGTTAAGACTACCGCATACGAGAAAAAAGAACTTACCATTAAGATTAATGCGATCAATGCGCGTAGGAGAGCAGAACTTAAGAAAGCGGCTCCCTCTACCGAAAAAGGAACCATGCGAACGATTCGGGAAAATAATCTCTTACCTAAGAGGAAGGATTTAGAGAATATCTCAAAACGTGATTGGGCTAAGTTCGTAGAGAGTGTGGAAAAGCAATCCAAGGATAGCTACTCATATGATAAGATACAGAGATATAAGGAAAACCTGCTCAAAGGATTGAACAACGCATTCGGTGAGAAGGGCAGAACCTTAATAGACTTAGCCTCTCAGATACCGGCTGAAACGCTTGTAGAAATGTATTACAACGACCCTGTACTACAGATAGACTTTATATATGACCCTCTGGAAATGGAAGTTATCATAGAGAGCATGGAAGAACATCTAAATGATTATCTTGACAGCATAGAGTAACTGTATTACAGGGAGGTAAGTTGCATGGCATTATATACAGCGGATTTCGAAACAACTACCGACCACTTAGATTGTAGAGTTTGGGCTTATGGGATATGTGAGATTGGGAACCCTGACAACTTCATATATGGAAACGATATTAGCGGTTTCCTTAACTGGTGCAAGGAACAAGGGTCAGTAACTACATACTTTCATAATCTCAAGTTCGACGGAGAATTTATACTGTGTTGGTTATTCGAACATGGATTTAAATTCATAGAAGATAGAAGAGACTTAGATACAAATACATTCACAACGCTTATCAGTGACAAAGGTCAGTTCTACTCCATGGAAATATGCTGGTTCCGCAAGGGAAAGACTCGATGCGTAACCACTGTGTATGACTCCTTAAAGATACTACCATTCAGCGTTGCGGATATTGCTAAAGGTTTTGGATTATCTATTAGCAAGCTTGAAATTGATTATGATGAGTTTAGAGAAGTAGGACATATACTTACACCTCATGAAGTTGATTATTTAAGAAATGACGTTGACATCGTAGCAAGAGCACTCCACATTTTGTTTGAACAAGGCTTAACCAAAATGACCCAGGGGAGCAACGCTCTGTATGACTACAAACGAACCGTTGGAACAAAGAACTTTGCGAAATGGTTTCCTATACCAGATTACGATGCAGACATCAGGCAATCATACAAGGGAGGGTTCACATACCTAGCTGATAGATTTAAAGAACTCGATCTGGAAGAGGGCATAGTCTTAGATGTAAATAGTCTTTATCCATCTGTAATGTATTACCAGCCTTTACCTTATGGAGAAGGAATTTATTTTAAAGGTAAGTACAAGGAAGATAAGCTTTACAATCTTTACATACAGATGATAACGTGTCAGTTTGAGCTTAAGCCTAACCACATACCAACTATTCAGATTAAGAATAACCTTTCATTTATTCCCACTGAATATCTAAAATCAAGTGATGGTGAAGATGTTACATTGTGCTTAACCAACGTAGACTTAGAGTTGTTCTTTGAACATTATGACGTGTTCAACATAACGTATCATAGCGGCTGGAAGTTTAAGTCAACAGTAGGTTTGTTCAAAGAGTATATCGACAAGTGGAACACTATTAAAGTAGAAAGCACAAAGAACGGTAACAAAGCTATGCGTGCTCTAGCTAAACTTATGTTAAATGCATTGTACGGTAAGTTCGCATTAAACCCACACGTTCAGTCTAAGATACCTTTCTACCATGATGGTATCATTAAGTATAAGCTAGGGAAGGAAGAAACGAGAGACCCAATTTACATACCTGTGGGAACCTTCATCACGGCATGGGCTAGATATAAAACAATCAGTTCGGCTCAGAAGGTCTATGATCGGTTTGTTTATGCAGACACAGACAGCTTGCACTTAACAGGTACAGAGATTCCGGCAGAGTTAGAGATCGATGCAACAAAGCTAGGAGCATGGAAACATGAAAGTACATTCAGTCGGGCTAGATTTATCCGACAGAAAAGCTATGTTGAGGAAATCGATGGAGAGTTACACATCACTTGTGCAGGTATGCCAGAAAGATGTTATGAACACGTTACATGGGATAACTTTAGAAGTGGAAGTGTTTACAGCGGCAAGTTAGGAATGCAACACGTTCATGGTGGAATTGTCCTGAACGACATTCCATTCACGATTAAGAAAGGAGCATAAAATGGAATTGACATGGTTTTGTGCAGGAGTTATAACAGCTAATATTCTTTGGGTTTATATTTTGGTAAGAAAGAGTTGACAAACAGAATAAACTATGGTAACATAAACATGAAGGTTACATAGTTTAGTTGACTAGGAATGTTGGACGCTACGGGGTGAAATCCGCTGACATTACCGTTCGGGATAGCACCTGTGGTCAGCGAGTATGTAACCTTTTTAAATGGAGGTGAAAGCAATGAAATATGGTGCTCCGTATTGGAACATTAAAGACATATTGCCTTATCAACGTAATTTTAACTTCATAAATGGTGAGCGTTCAATCGGTAAGACATACACGGCAGAAGGATACTTCATTGAAAGAGCGTTAAACAACGGTGAAGAATTTGTCTACATATGCAGGACTCAGGAAGAAAAGAAAGGTGGCATACTTGAAAAGTCATTCGCTAAAGTCCTAGCGTGTGAGTTTCCGAACCAGCCTATTAAGAGCACTACTGAGGTGATGGAGTTAATAATCGAAGATGAAAGCGGAGACGTGATCGAGAAGAAAACCCTAGGTTACTGTCTAGCATTATCAGAAGCAGTTAAGATTAAGAAAAGATCATTCCCCTTTGTAAGATGGCTCATGTTCGATGAGTATATGTTGGAAGAGAAGCAACGCGCCAGCTATGTGAATGGCTGGAAAGAACCTGACCTGTTACTATCAATCTATCACACGATCGACAGAGAAAGAGATTACGTGATTTGTTTCATGTTTGGTAACAACACATCGTTCTATAACCCTTATCATATGCATTCAGCTTTTAATATACCTTATATAGAAAAAGGTGGAATATGGTATAACGAAAACGTGTTGTTTCAATGGGCTGAAAGCACGGAGGAGTTAAAGGACAAAAAGAGCAAATGCAAGTTCCTTAAGATGATAGATAAGACCGACTATGGCCAGTACGCAAAACATGGAGACTACGTGGACGACAACATTAACTTTATTGGAGATAGAACGGGCAACTCCAGACACTTGTTTACATTTGAATATGAGAAAGAGATTTACGGAGTATGGCAGGATATGAAGTTAGGGTTAGTATTCATTGATAGCAAGTATGATAAATCATGCACACTTAACTATGCATTAACTATTGACGATCACAAAGAAAACACGATGTTTACTCGTAGCAAATCAGACACGTTGCTTATGTGGCTGGGTAAAATGTTCAAGTTAGGTAACGTCAGATATACGAGCATGAGAGTGAAGGTTAAAGCGGAACAGGCTATTAAACTTATTTTATAAGGAGGCAGTAATGGACGTAAGCAGTTTATACCCAACTAAAATGACAATAAATGAAGATTTTGATATTGACAGAGAATTAAGATTTAAACGTAAATACGCTGAAATATTAAATAGGAAATATGGCCTTAACATTACAGTAAAAAGGAGGCAAAAAATGACAATAAAGCTAGATGATGTTATCGTAGATGCAGAACCGATGCGATATGCACAGTGGCACAATCACAACAAAGAGTATTGCGGCTCTAATGAAGAATACGACGTTTATTTTATGGGAGGTAAATTTTATTATGCAGAAGCAGACGATCCATACCAGTTTTGAACCATCGGATATGAAGGAATATGCTTATATGATAACTACAAGGCTTAATGCTTTAATTAAAGGTAAGGCAGAACCAGTTTATGACAGGGCGGGTATATGGGATATTGTAGTAAAATTCGATAATTTTAACTTTAAATATAGAGCGCCATTATGTAAATATTTTTACTACAGTTTTAATGTTGATCTTACAGCTAGAATTATTAGAGACAACATTATTAAAGAGATCATAGATTCTGTGGTAACTGAGGGTAATAATGTTGATGTAATATCTGGAAAGGAGTATTAAATATGGACGACGGTTATATGCCTGCATGGAACGATTGTTATGCTAAGATAAATGAAATGTATAAAGAAAACATTGATATGAAGGCTAAAATTAATAAACATGCAATTGAATTAAAACAAGCACAAGATATGATCGATAAATTGGAAATGTTAAGGGTATCGCAAAATTCAATCATTAAAGCATTGAATGAAGCGCTAAGTGATCGACAAGAATTTATTGATAAGCAACAAGAAATGATTGATAGATTGGAATCAAAAAGAGTAAGTAATCTGCATCTTATTAAGGAGCAAAAAGAACATATTACTACATTAACAACAACGGTAGAAAACTTAAAAGAAGTAGTTAATACTCTATCAGTTTTTCATTGATTTTATTGATTATATAAACTAACCACATTCCGCTTAACCATAACCCACTCACCCGTTCAGTACAGTATTGACCAGCAAAGGAAAGCACAGTAATTACCAGCACAGTATTGACCCGCAAAGGTCAGCACAGTAATGGAATGCAAACGCACGGTCAGTAACCGTCAGATGCTCAGAGCTGACTAAACGCAAGCAAACGCACGGTCAGCTCCCGACAGATGCTCAAGGCTTGATAAACGCAAGCAAGCGCCACGCCAGTACCGTGTCGGGGGGAAATTAAGGTTAAGCGGA